GTCCTGAATGTCTCGTACGTTCTCTCTAGCACGAAGAGACCGTCACTGTCGACGATAGTCGACAGTGCCCCTGTCATCAGTGATGATGTTTTACAGGAGTGGAAGAATATCTTATCAATATTCCTACAACGGATAGTTCGCACTAACGAAGTGCCGACATGGACAAAACCACACGTCTCATACAAGGCAGGTCCTAATGGAAAGGCGCTAGCATCTACTCATATAGATGTTCAACTATTAAATAGTGAACTTGTACATGACCTCAAAACCGTTGCGCAAAGCAGCGATTTTGATAAAATGCTAGACACCTGGATAGAAAGACCTGATCGCCTTCTGGAGATCAACGAATCGTTCCTCCCGGGCGGAGAGCAGCTAGCCGTAAGGAAAGCTGAACCCGCGCTGCGAAGGTTATCGGTGGTTGATTCCCCTGAAGGTAAGAAGAGGGTGATTGCTATATTCGACTACTGGTCACAGGACGTGTTAAAACCAGTCCATGACTGGACATTTAGGATACTTAGACGTATCCCAATGGACATGACCTTTGATCAGAGTCGAGATATAGAATCATTCCCCTTGTATGATGAATATCATTCTCTTGACCTGACAGCTGCGACAGATAGAGTTCCTATAAGTATACAGGAAATCCTTCTAGCGCAACTATTAGGTGAGGAGAGAGCGTCAGCGTGGAAACGAATCATGATCGGTAAGGATTTCATTGTGCCGTTCGACAACGTAGAGGGGCTCAAAAGAGCCGACTACGCCGTAGGACAGCCAATGGGTGCTTACAGCTCATGGAGCGTTTTTACACTAACGCACCACTTAATAGTCCAGTGGGCAGCATACCGCTTCTCCAAATCAGAGAAGCTGTTTGATACCTACCGGATCTTAGGTGATGATATCGTGATCGGGCATAGTGGCGTGGCGAATGAGTACATGAAGATTCTCAACGAACTTGGTGTAGAAATTAATCTACAGAAGACGATGAGGTCTCCATATATGTACGAGTTTGCCAAAAGGCTAATCGTACACGGGAAAGAGGTAACACCCCTCCCAGTTAACGCTATAATGGAAACCGTAGGGAATTTAACCGCCCTATGGTCAACATCTATAGTGTGTGCTGAGAGAGGTTATCACTTTCATCGGAGGTTAGCTCGCCATGGAGCACTACTTGCCCACATCAACGTAGACAGGCAACTGAAAGGTATGAGACTTCTGACGAAAAGTCAGAGGTTTCGTATCAGTCAGTATATCCGTTACGCTGATGCTATTGAAGTAATATGTAGCGCAGAGGAAGAGATAATCTACCAAGTAAATTGGTTGATATCCTTCTTCCGTCTACCATACTCATGTACTATGAGCGAGGAGACGCGGGTACGCAATGTGCTTACCTTAGTTTCGTACGCCATATACAACTTTAAAATGGACAAGATTCAACCTAAGTTAGCGAAGTTCCGATATCTAAGAGCTAGGCTTGAAGATGTCGATAGCTTCGAAACTTACGCTGAGGGAGCTCGCGCTCGAGGACTTGACCCTGTCGATGCTTCGCTATCACCCATAACTCGCTATACCAAAGATAAAATCAATGAAATAGCGGAAATGGGTAAAGAGCTAGAGGCTCTCTATTCTGACGGCGGCCCTACGCCATCTCCCCAACTAATAAGGGACATGGTACGGAGGGCGGCACGCCCGGAGATAGATGCCATCTCACTCGTGTCGCGGAGAACCGACATCCAAGGCGCCAAGCAGTATTCAGAATACTTAGTGTCTATCCGCAAGTTCCTCGTTGAGAGTAATATGCGGCGATCCCAAGTGCTATCTGAGCCTGGGCCTGTGCTCTGGGAGTGATAACTTCCCAGGGGGGTAAGTCTCCCCACCCTTTCG